TGCAAGTGTTGCTTTACCACTCAAATCTTCTTCATAACCCAAAAATGCCTTTGGTATCTTTAATGCAGCCAACATTTTGTTACGAAGATATTCAATATCATCAATACCATTAAATTCCATACCACTCAATGGTTCAATACTAGTACCACTATCACTACCACGAACTGGCAAATAAAAGTCTTCTACCATGTTCTGTAGATTAAAACGAAGATTATAATCACCAGTTTTTTCATCAATATATGGGACTTTTTTCATCTTGTCCATCAATCTTTGCATATATTGATCCACTTCAGAAGGCGGAATATTACCAACGTCAACTTTAAAAATTCTCTTTTCGGGAGCACGCATTACACGATGAATTAACATTGCATCTTCCATCAATGATAATTGTTTCCAAACTCTTCTACCACCTTCAATGATGCTCTTACCATAAGGAATAAAATTACTATCACTCAACATTCTAAAATGTGCAACTTGATAGTTTTCCAATTCTTCTAATCTGCCACCTTCTGGTAAATTGATTTGGAATTTAACATAGTTTTTGTTTGTTAAATCACTATTTTCTACACGGGTAACATTGTATGCACTAATAGGTTCTACCATGTATACACCATATTCTGGACTAATATACATTTTCAAATAGAAATCGCCGTACTTTACAAGATTTCTAGTCCAACTCCACATGTTAAATTCAATATTAAGAATATCATAGAACAAATTATAAAGAATTTGTTTAATGTTATCATTACTTGAATGAATTATAAGAATTTCACCCAATTCATTTTTAGTTACACTTTCATCTGCGTAAATATCCAATGCAGATGAAATGATTGGGTCCATATCCATCGTATCATAATCACGAAATAGTTCAATACGAGCAGCTTGATAACTTAAAGTAAAATCTCTGCTATATTGATTATATGAAGATGTTCTAATTCTATTAAAACGATCTCTAAGTGTATTGCGGTCTGTAGCATACATTACTTCATCTGTATCTACTACCTTTAACTTTTTACCACCAATATTACGAATTACCGCATCAGTAGAGAAAAGTCTCTTTAATTTTGAATATAAAGATCTTTGTTTTAATATTTGAAATTCTTCGTTTGCCATAGTTTTATATATATAAATATGTTACAATAACCAAGTTAGGTTTTCTTTTTTATCTGTAGTTTTTCCAACTGACATTTGCCATGCTTCTTTACTATTAATTGATTGCGCTTTATAAATGTTTTGAGAACCACCAATTCTTGTAATACCACCCAACATTGATCTATTTAAATCCATACTTTGTTGTCTTAACTTTAATGCTGTATCTCTTACCCATAATCCGATGCTCATTGCCATTACCAAGTCATCATTATAACCTTTCATTGCAGCTACTTTATTACCGTCCCAAATAAACACGGACAATTCATCCAAAAATCTAAGCGATCTTACTTCTACTGATCTTTCTCTAAAATAAGTTTCTAACTTTGAAATTAATAATGGTCTAGTTTTTTGACTATTAGTAAAGCCAGGAATCATCTTCTTTTCATCTCTATTAACTTTATTCGTCAATTGTCTTTCTACGTCTACATATTGTAGATCTGCACTACTATAGAACGTATTTGGATATTGTCTATCTATTATTTGTTGTAAAACTGCCCAACCAATATTCGCATTTTCTACAATTAATAAAGCATTATTATAATCTGTTGCAACACTTACCAACATGTTACCATAATCTTTAGTACCAATTTGTCCTTTATATTCGGCAACTTGTGTCAATGACTCTACATCAATAACTTGAAATGCACTATAATCCGCACCATCACCTCTAGCAACGTCAGCACTAACTATATAATTTCTACTATAATCTGGATATTCCCAAATCCAATAACCATGATCCAATCCTCTCATTTCAATTGGATCTTTTACCTTGCTTTGTTTATAAAAATCAATTGTGGCAACATCAACAATACCATTACCAGTAGTTGCAAAGTCACAATCACATTCTTGTGCTGCACCTTTTACACCTGATAGTTCGGTTTGTTTATCTCTCCAAGCTTGATCTCTTTCTGGATGTAAATGCCATGGAAGTCTAATTGTATTAAATTTATTTTCTTTGGCTTCTGCCTTTACCCAAGTTTGATGAAAGAAATTACCAACACCATTTGGTGTACTTAACATGATTGCTCTACCACCAGTACTTAATGTATATTGAGCGGACAACCAAATTTCTTCAATGTTATCAATGAATGCAGCTTCGTCAATAATCAACAATGACAATGCAGAAGAACGACCTGATGTACCGGCAGATGAAACAGCTTTAATTTGTGAACCATTTGTCAATCTTAAACTTAATCTGTTGTCTTCTTGTTCTTTTACTTTTAACCAAGAAGGAAGATTGTCATTCGCAAATCTTACACGGGTTACAATTTCTTTAGATGTTTCTTGATTAATACTAATACAAAGAACATTTTTATCTTTATGAAATACCATTAACCACAAACTATATGCTGCGGTTAATGTACTAATACCCATTTGTCTAGACTTTAATATGATATTAAAATCATGTTCAACCAAGTCTGTTAAAGCTTCTTCTTGAAATGGATATAAATCAAAGTTTACAGTTCCACGAATAGGATGTTGAATCTTAACATACTTTTTCATGAAGTAAATTGGATCTACAAGACATTTCTTATATTCCTCTTTAATTACTTCTTTAAGTGTTTTTGGTGTACTCATTGATTTAATCTATCCAAAACCATTTGTCTGGCTTTAGTTTCAATTTCAGAATTATAATTTAATTTGGCCAATTCTTCATTTGCCTTTGAAATATTTTCGTCAACATTTTTCAAATCTTCTTTTAGATCAGACAATACTTTTTGTATTTGATTTGTATTATCAGTCCAGAATTCCTGACTTCCATCTTCATTAAAAAATTGTAACTTTTCTTCTGGATTTTTTTCTAAATATTCAATGCTATCAGTAATATTTTTCTTAAAATCTTTCATTTCAGAAAGCATACTATTATAGATTTTATATCGTTCATAATCAGCATATACCCCCAACGATTTCAATTTGCTATCAAATGAAATGCTACAATCATAACACTTGCCTGTTTTGGGATAAAATCTATCATCTAAATAATTGCCAAATTTCATATCTGCATTACAGATACTACATCTTTGATCAATTTTTATTTGTCCGAGTTTGGATACTTTTCTTTTACTTCCATTTTTCCAAACCCATTTATTTCCTTGACCATCTTCCCATTCTTCACCTTCTTTTCTTTTACTGTTGTTCAAGTTAGGATCATAACCAACTTGAATAAATGGGCGGTTTCCCTCAACATAATCTTTAACTATGTCGAGATTGCTTTTTCCTGTTGCTCTTTTCATAACTTTACTTTTAATCTGTCTAATTCCTTTTTGAAATCATCTAAGATATCAGTTCTTTTGTTTTTATAACGAAAAGTATTACCTTTCACTAATTTAATTAGTTTTTCTAAAGTGTTAATGTCATTAAATGTTACATTTTTGCCAAATAAAAATTCAGCAACATCATCCATGTCAGTATAAACAGTTTTTATATTTTGTTTTTCTTGTTTACCCTTTAGATTTGTTATAACATCTGCACTTTGAAGACCTTTTTTCCAATTAATTTGATATCTCTTCATCTTATTTGGATCTTCGGTGGGTTCATAACTATGTGACATAATATTCATTAATAGAATATTTCTTAATGCAGCTTTGTACTTTGATTCTGGTGCTCCAGATAAAGCCTTAATCATGAAATTTAAATCGCCAATCATTAAATCAATCTGTACATATCCATCTTCACTTGTCATTTCTGTAGATTTTACAGGATTACCATATTCATCTATAATAGGTACATTCAAATGTAATTGATCTAATCCTGTATTTATTTTAAAAGCAGGTGTTGGAATATTTGGTGGAACATTTGCTTCTATATGTTGTTTTAATTTTTCGTAAAATGTCTTTTTATCATAATCATAATCAATACCAAGTAATTGATTTAATTGTTCTGTAGATACTGCAATGTCAATGTCACCCAATATTGGTTTTGATTTGTTTCCGATTATTTCGTATTTTAATGAATCAAGATTCCATATTTTAAATCCATTTTTTACAGTAGAATCCAAATATTGTTTTGGTAAATTACTATTTGCAGCTACAGCATTGCCACCTTCAGTAATTAAAAATTCTCTTAATATATCATTGACGATTTTGTTTCCCAAGTCGGCGTGTTTTTTAATTTTATCAATTGATGCTTGAGTTTCGGGTGTAGTTGCTTTCTTTTCTTTCTTTGCATATTGTTCAATCATTTTTTCTGCATATTTGTCTTTTATAGCTTTAATAAATGATTGATAATCAAACCCTAAATCAGAAAGAATACCATTCTTATCTAATGTTCTTGCAAATCCAAGAAC